TCTAGATTATAAAATACCGCCTGTTGTTTCGCTTGACTCTTCTTCTTGTTCTTCATCCACACAACTGCATACTTCATTCCAATACTCGCGAAAAACACATAAAGTTGACTGATAACGACCATGACGACATGTTGGGTCAGGTCGATCGACATAACAAATGGTGATATACTGATCACCAATAAAATCTACCCACCCTTTAGTGGTGTGATACTGAACCATCATACCACGAGTAAACTTCACCCGTCAACCTCTTCAAATGGTTGACGATTTTTGTTCTCTGGTTTAGGAAGACGGAACATCTCCTTGAGGTCATTCAAATCATTTAGTTGCTGTTGAATAGAATCAAGTCTCCTCTGTATCACATTAAAGTTATGATCAGTGTTGCTCTGGATTGTCAACATGTTTTCAACTGTTTGTTTAAAGTCTTCTTCAGTCATTAGTAGCGTTCAGGAATGCGGTGTTCTAGGTTGAGAGCAGTGTTGCCAGTCATGTAGTCTCTAAGAGACATAGCACGACAATATGCTTTCTTGTGGTATTCTATCACATCATCGACGCCAGATAGCATCTCTTCATGCGCTTGTCGTGCTGATACTTTATCATCGTTGAGATAATCATCGATCGCATTTTGCATACGATCTTTGCGCTGTTTTGAATACTCATGGTTCCAGTTGATTTCAGTTTTCATTAAAGTCTTCATTGCGACGTTTGTCAAGGTATTTGATGATCTCACTACGCCATTCTAGCAGTTCATGATAGCATTGCTGATCATGTGCGTCTTGACGTAGCTGATAGTCTGGTTTAAGAACGCTCTCGTAAAAGATATAGAACGCATCTTTACGTTTCTCGTGTTTTGTGGTACTCTTCCAATCCATGGGGTTCGACGGACGCTCTGCTACCATAGCACAGGTGTCAACCTGCTGTCAAGTCATCAAACGCATTTACTACATGATGAAGGAAGAAAATGTCCTTACACTCTCCATCTTGTCCGATCAAAAATTCAATATCAAACCAAGAATCGCCTGTCAATAATGATGCAGCAAAATCTCTTTGTTCATCAGTTAATAAATTTAATCCTTCAGTTCTATAAAACAGTTCTAAGAAACTGTGTGCAATATCATTAGTATCATTAACAATTTCTCTTTTTTCTTTATCAATAGTGTTAAAAATAGTATATTCAATTCTATATGATATATCTGTATTGTTTGTCTTTAAAATTACAAATCCTTTACAAAATTGACCTTGTTTTGCAGGCAATTCATTTACTTTTGCCAGAAAATCGTTTTCATACTCATGCAAGTCATATGTGTTATCAAACATGACAACACCAGTAAAGTCTCCATTTGTATCATAAGACGCACCACATAACCTAGTATATGGTGAATCAGTAACACTAGTCATTAAATCAATCTTAGATCTGATCCCATTGATTTGTTCAAAACCAGTAGTTCTAACAAATTTATTCCAGATTGGTTTCAATGTGTCCCATTGGATAGGATATCTTAGAAAGTATTCTATAATATCACCATCTTTATGTTCGATATGAACATTTTTATCAGTTTCAAGAGCGAATTCGTGAGTATATTCTTGATGAAAATCAAAAAACTTGTTCATCTTTAATTTAACTTCACCGTCAAGCACAGGAAGATATGCCGAATCTACAAGAGATGTATATCTCCTTGGCATGATCTCAATAGTAGATACTTTCTCTAGTGTAGTCAGACTATATTTGTCAATGACTTTATATCTATCGGAAAACATTATTCGTTATTCGCAATTATTTGTCCTTGGGCAGTACACAAAGAATAAAAGATATAATTCTCTGGTGTAGTTGTTGTCGCTTGACTGTCAGGCAAATTACTCTCCAAGAAAAGCAAAGTATCATCTATATCATCAACTTCCATAAAGACATGTTCAGAATTTTTTAATGCAGTCCACATATCAGTAGGTAGAATGTCTTTATACAGTTCATACGAGGCATTGATAGCATCAACATTACTGCTATTATTCCACCCATAAGATCTTAGCATTACAACTGCCTTACCTTTAGCAAGTGCATACTTTTCTAGAAAGTTATCAAAATAAAATACTTCGTAATTTGTGTTCATTTTAGTACGAGTTTCCAAGCAACTGTTTTACGTAGACCTGTGAATAATCTAGATGTTCCTTCTGATCTATGTGGTATCATTCCTGGGAATATTACAACTGAGTTAGGAACAAATTCAGTGTAATGGTATGTATCACCTAGATTGAATGCTGTTTTACCACCCCATTCTTGTTTCCAAATATCATTTGCATATAGAAGAACAGTTCTTCCTGAAGGATCATACCAATCTACATGGAAATTACCAGAAGTGCCATATGTGTGGCCATTGCAATAACAACCAGTGATAGCATATTTCTGATCTGTGCTCTCCATAATAATATTTAGAAGATAATCAGTAAAAAAATAATCACGCTCTAAGTCCATTATCCAGAATGGTGTGTTAAATTCTGATTTGTTGGGATGATCATCAGGAAGTGAACCATGACCCCATCTCCATCTTGATCTGTTCAGGTAATCTAAGATGACTTTATAGTCTCCAACATCAAAGAAATCATTATAAACAACAATATCTTCTTTAGAAAAAGTTTCCATGTTCTCTCACCAAGTTCATTCTAAATCTATCAAGTCTACCAAGTACATCTCTAGGTACTCTATCATGAAGAGAGTCTAAGTATCTACCATAATCAACAACCCAATCTCGTGTGAAAGAGTCTTCTATAGTAGACTGCATCCAGCAACAAAATACTTTTCTTGATCCAGATGTAATTTTATTTACTCTATGAACAAGATTTGGTGGATATAATACTGCCTTACCTGCTTTATATTTTACAGGTACTTCAGTGTCTCCTATCTGTATCACTAATTCACCACCTTCATAATCATCGTTAAGAAAACATGTCATACTATAATGAGCATTAACACCACCGATAGGATTGTTATCTACATGATTTGAGTACACTCCTCCAGTAGGATATTCTGAAAAGTATATCTGTGATGGACATTTAATCTGATATGTACTCATTTTTGCATAGAGAAGTTGTATGCAATAATTATTTAATTCATTATATCCAGGACCATTATATGCACTATTACATACTTTATCAATAACTTTACCTAGATTACTAGATCTGCCGTCTTCAAATTGTAGATGATTAAAGTAAGTATTAATATATTCAAGTTGTGCATCATCTAAAAGATCAATTTCATATATCATTCATCAAGTTCCGAGTCGTAAACATAGAATTTCTCCCAATCTTCAGGAAGGATAATATCTTGAATGCCCATAAGTTTCATCATATTTTTCACGTCATTACTAACTTTCCTGTTAACAATTTTATGTCTGCTAGAAAGCATATACATGTTTTCTTCTCTTTGATGAAAGAAGTCCGTAGATGCTTCAGAATCATGCTTAGTCCACTGTATGGGGTCATTAACATCCATATATTCAGGTGCATCAGTTACACCATCTTCTAACTTACCGTTTGGATACTTTTTAAGATAGTTATTTGGATCGATTGGCCACCTCAATTCATAAGTATATTTGAAGAAGTTTAAACCAGATCCACCAAATCTCTCATCTTCTGGTTTGAGTAAAGTTTGTGTGCGAATCCACTTTCTCCAAGCAATCCATCTTGCTCTTTCGCCATCATATTCTTCTTCAATATCAGATAAAACTCTCCAATCAGAATTGATAAGCATTTCTCCTTTTTGTCTCTTAAGTTTCCAATACCTTTTCTCATAAAGAAGAACTTCCTTGTCAATCTCCTTGACAATTCCCTCGACTTTTATGTTCTTTAGTTCACTGACAACATAGAGGAAATTGTGGCATTGCTTACAAAATTCTTCTGCTTGTTCAACAGTTGCGCCATTAAAACTATAAGTGCTGTAATAAGTTGACTCAGTTTTAAAGTCATACTGCATTTTTTGTCTTTGACAAAAATATGTTCCATCACTGTATAGTTGGAAGAAATCCAATTTATCTTTGTCAGTATGCCAAAACTCATCAACAACATTAGATAAAAATTTCTCAATAAGATCCTCATCAATTTCTTGTTTTTGACCTAAATGTACAGCAAATTTGGTAGTATTAATACCATCTATGCGAGTAATTTCAGATTGTGGTAATATCATCTTATTGATGAAATCAATTTCGATGAGCAGTTTTCTAGATTCCATAGGAGTTTAGCGAAGTTTGATATACCATCCTGTTATGATATATTTATCTGTAGTGAGAACTGTATTACCTTTATGTGCATGTGTAAATCCACCAGGCCATACAACAACAGTACCAGCAGTGGGTTTAATTCTACGTCTTTGATACATAAATTCGGTTTCACCCTCACCATCTGGCATATCATTTAGATATATCATCCAAACAAGTTCTCTGTATTGATGTGGTACATCAGTATTTTCATGATGCCAAAGATGATAACCACCACCAGGGGGAGTTTTTTGCATCTTAATGTCAGTCGAAATTAAACCAACCTGTTTCAATGATTGATATTGAGTCATATAGTGTTTTAAACACGACTGAAGGATACTATTAACTTGTTCTGCACGCAATCTGTTAGAATAATCTAACATAAAAGCAAAATCTTTTCTGTTTAAATCTCCACCATAAAATTTTGAGGAATTTACAACACTTTCTCCTTCTTGAGTTAACTCAGCATCAGGAGAGTAAGTACATGCACTATCAATTACCTGATCTGCATGTTCAATCAATTGATTGCATAATGGTTTAGGAAGAAAGTTTGGCCAAACACCAATAAAATCATTAAATTCTGATTTTGTTAATTTTGGATTTAACATCAATTCAAGTGGTCTATAATCTTCAATCATGTTATATTGTAATAATTAATATGCTTTGATAATGTATTTAGATTTGTGGAATGGGGTCAGAATTGGAACTTGTCTTTGTGGTCTCATTATAACATCAGGGAATGGTCTTTTGAAAGCACTAGAATATTTAAATATACCTTCAGTAAGATCCATAAAAATATCACTCTGAGTGAAATTGACATTAATTTGTGCAGCTGCACCACCAGTTCCTGCATCGCCAGCTGCAGCAACTTCAATTATCCTATTACTACTTGAAGCAAAATCATTCCAGTATTGAGTGGAAAGTATATCTCCCACAGAATAACCAGAGCCAGCATTTAGAATCTGATCAACACGTATTCTAGTATCGTTTCCAACACCACCTGAAGGAGAAGGCCATGCTTGATATGTGATTCTTAAACGCATACCAGATCCACTGCCACCAAGCATATCTTCATCCCTGGTTTCTTCGTCAGTTGCACTAGTCCACTCACTAGCACCAGCTTGTCTATAAGACCAATTACCAGCACCCCCTGGGAAAAATATTCCACCTGAACCATCACCAACACCACCACCCCCTGGTACGCCGTTGCCATTTTCGTCAACATATCTATTAGACCACCATATATTAAAGGTTAGTAAAGATCCAGCAATTCCACCACCTAGACCAGATCCAAGACCATTAGTATTAGAACCTTCATCATTTAAATTACCACCAGTAAAATCTGCTTGGATATTAGTAACAGGATTTTCAGTTAGCAAATGACGGTGTGTTAATGTTTCCGTACCAGTTGCAGTAGAAAGATAATTATCAATTCTAAATGTTGATGGTTGTGTATCAAATACGCAACCCCAGTTTCTGCTAGAACCCTGAGTACGGGGTGCTGATCCTGTCTCTGTTAATGTAGCACTTGCTAATGGTGCAATAGGAGATAACCACCATGTCAAGAATTCAATATCAAACTCGTCGTCATCAGAAGTATCACCAAAATCAGATGATTCGAGAGGTGAAAAGTCAATGGAGAATGTTGGTGGTTCTTCGTTTACTGGGTCATTAGAAGGAAAATTTGCTCTAACCCATGTTTCATATGCTTCTTCACTACCCAAATACTTGATAATTTCCTGCTTGAAATTTCTCAAAGCACTAAGCCATTTAACCCATTCTTGCCAAATTTCTTCAGAATTCTCTGCTGATGCTGTACTATAACTAGCTTGTGAATTTGTGCCCATCAATCCTCTAGAAGTTCCACCCCATCTAAGTAATGGATCACCACGATCACTTTCAGTAACTGCAGATATGTACATATGATCATGTTGCGGCACACCTACTTTAACTGATGATAAAGGACCAATTTGTGCAGTTACAAATCCATTTGGATTTACTACAAAAGCAATAATTTCAGTTATAGTGCTCAATCCAGATAGTCTAACTGTTCCCAAAGAGAAATAATCACTATCTAAACTTCCTGGTTCCAATCCAGCATCAACACCTTGGACCTGATCTAATGGTTGAGATCCACGAGAACCAATCTTATTAAAATACCAGAATCCACCCTCAGATCCTGGAACATCAATTCCACCAGTATCTGTTGGCAATGCAGCAGAGTTTCCTCTTTGGTTATCAACTGGTCCAATACCACATATTCTTCTATTTCTATAGTCAGGAAGATTAAAATTAGATCCAGATCCACCATAACTATATCCAATCACATCAAATAGCATAAAATATTGAGTAATATCTAAACTCTGACCTTCACATTTAATAAATCCTGGATATCTAGAGCTTAAATCTCCATCTAGATCACCATAATTATCGACACCTTCTTTTAGGATTGGTAAAACTGTTCCAATAGAATAACCATCTAGTTTAGGTTCTGTATAATAATCACCAGCATTGCTTGGATTTGAACCTGCTGCTATCCATCCTTCTGTATCGAAAGAAGAATTTTTCTTACTATACCAAATTCCTACATTTGATGCTGATGGAGGTACAGTTACATAAGTTGTTACTTGCCATTGAAATTGATTAGGATTACCAGTTCCCAATTGAATTGTTGTTACTTCTGGAGTGCCTAGTTGATCTGCTGCCTGAACAACAACATAGAAAGTAGAATTTACAAGAGGGTCAAATGTTCTTGGACCAAGTATAGGAGTGTCATAGTCAATAGAGATTAGAGCATTATATCCTGCTACACTTTGGATTGTAATTGGTCGATTGATGCCAGTAACAGTAATAGGATTACTTGATACAAATGATGATGGAATTTGATTGTTTTTATTAGGTGGTGGAGACCAATCTGCATCAGTATCTGGTCCAGCACTAGTTTGTACCTGCCATGTTGAAATAGTTCTATCACCAACTTTAATTTGTAAACTTTTTGTATCACTAAATGCTGCCGACGATTGGAGGTAAATGCGTATTGTATCTCCATTTTCTACTGTAGTCGGAAATACACCAATAGATCCAGTATTTTTTTTGATACGTACAAGAGATGCATCTGTAGATACAACGGTCACTGGAACAGATATACCAGATCCAAGTCCTGTAATTCCACCAAGAGGTCTTATTTCTGACCCAATTAATGTATCTTCAATAGCACCAACAATATCCGGGAAAGAAAAACTATTTGGATTTTCTGATGGATTGACTCCTGTTTTTACTGTCCAATCACTACCATTTGCTTCAGTACCAATACTGAGGTTAGTAGTTAGTGGAGTAATTGGATTAGAGGAAGACAACATTCTAAGTTGTAAATAATCACCATTTGCAACCGTACCGGGAGCATTAGTAAATGTTGCACCACTTAAAACTTGGAATCCATTAGCATCAGTTGTTGTATTTCCTGTACTAGAAACTGCCCACTCGCCAGGAGATGTTAAAATAAGATCTGCATCAGCAATCAATCCCTGAAGTCTGATAACTTCTGGAGTATAACAATATGTGTTTGAATCTTGATCATCTAAATCTGTAAAATCAGGGAAAGGATTTGGTTCATTGATAACTCCTGCCCTAGTAAAAATTGTCCATACTTCATTGGAAGTACCAATA